ATCAACAGGCAGACGAAGAGGCAGCTGAAGCAGCAGGCGGAACACCTGGAGCAGCGCCGGGAGCAGCACCTGCGGGAGGAGTAGCTCCACCGGCTGGAGGAGAAGCACCGGCTGAAGGTGGAGGTGAAGTAAAAGAAGGAGGTGAAACTGGCGGCGAAGGACAGCTTTAATTCATAACATCTATTGAGTATAATAACTAAAAATTTATACTCATGAAAGAAAAATTAAATGTGTTAGTCGATAGACTTACTGTTCTTCCTGCTGAAATCACAGACTTTCAAGTCAGGGCGTTAGCGTTAAACGACGCGATTCAACTAATCTCAGAAAAGATAGTTCAGAGAGAGTCCGAAATCAAGTCTGAGATCAACTCTGCGATTGATGAGAACGGCAAAAAGCTATATTCTAATGATGAAGCAAGAAAGATAGCATTTTTGAATGATTCTAAGGAAGATTCTACCTTATCTGCTCTGTACGCTGAACGGTCTGAACAGTCTCACAAATTAGACATTGTTCGAATCTCAATCGAACAGCATTCAAACGAACAAAGAAACATTCGATCTATCTTATCTGTGATTAATTTGGTAAATGAAGGTTAATCATAGAACATCGCAATCGAGTTCTTAAGTTCCGGTATGTTAATTAGAAGCACGAAAATATCTCTATTTGATCGGTCATCTGGATATAAAGCTGGAGAAACCGTGATCTGTCTTTTTCGTGCTTCTCCTACATACTTATTTACTTGACCCATCGCGTCCCTTCCGAGTCTGGAAGTATCTACAGCGTACTCAAATAAGTATCCGTCCATATCTATTCCAAAGTCGGGCTCGCCCAACACCTCTCCCTTTCGAGTAAAAAGTGTCATCTTTACTTGCTGAATCGCTGATTCCAGCTCATCACTGATCTCAACTCGATCTTCTAGATACTTTGGATCCTCATTGGTTCTAGTATAAAAGTCTCTAAGGTTTGCCATATTCTTTGATTATTGTCTAGTGAGGAACATCCAATCTGGAGTATTCTCGCCCTTCATCATCGTCTTAACGTCTTCCATCTCCTTTTCAGCAGTAGTTACGATATTCTGATAATTAACAGTAACTCCTCCAGGAAGAGTATAATTAAAGGTCTGAAGCATGTGAGCCAGTCTAACTTTTGCATGGGCACGAACATATCGTTGAAACATCTCGTCCTCGAATAATTTATCCTGATCAAGTTTTTTAAAGACTCTAATCACAGCATTCGTTGCTGGTGTCCTACCGATTACTCCAAGTAACTTACTATTCTTATTATAGTCATATGCAATGGTATCGATCATCATAGCTTTTGTCAAGTCCAAGAATGAAAACATTACTGTTCTGTACATAATGCTTTCTCCGATAAATGGAGTTAAGAATATCTCAGAACCAATGAATTTCTGTTCAGCGAAGTCACGGTCGATCGTTCCGAATATCGATCCTCCCTTTGCCTCCTTAAAATCAACAACGAATTGTACACAATCAGGTAACTGAATCTGACGTAATTTTTTAAAAGTGGCATTTTGAAATAATTCTAGCGGCAATAATAGATATCTACTCTCTACTGCCTGTCGCCAGTTATCCCAAAAATATCTGGAATCATTCTCAATAATACGTTTTATCTCTTTTTCAGGCAGGCCGTACGGTAAAGCACCTGAGAAAGTGATCTCATCATTTATATCTTGGATAAGTTGTTGTTCCGTCATCTTCCATTATTGATTTTTACCAGTACCGCTTCCTCTTTCGTCACTAAATCTAACGCTAGACTTATCGATAGCTAAGTTGAAGTCTTTATCTCCCATCATTCTACCCATAGCTCTTTGATTCTTCTTAGCGATGACCGCGTCCTGTTTACTTGCTCTTTCCATTGAATTCTTCATCACTTGATCCAACGCTTGAGCTTTCATTTTCTTTTTCCAGTCACTATGGAAGATCATATTCATCGCTCTAGTGATATCGACCTCTTGGACATTTCCATCGTAGCGACTTGGATTTCGTGCAGCTTTTTCGTTAGCTAATTCTCTAGCTATTGCCATAACCGAAGTATAGAGTCCACCCAATGCACCTTGCACCATGCCTTTAAAATTAGTTGGGTATACAACCTCTCTAGTAGATTCATTGATAAATTGATGATATGTTTTTATTTTTCTTTCCATTATGCGGTCGGTGTCGCTGGCGCAGCAGGTTGAGCCGGCGCAGCTGTTTGCTGAGGTTGATTTGCAGCAGCATTCTTTTGTGCAGTTTGGCTTTTAGTAACAGCTGCATCATATGCAGTTTGTAAATCCTGAACCCTTTTATCCTGGTTAGCCTTTTGTAGATTTATCTGATTTTGTAAAGCTTTCTCTTTTTGTAAGGCAGAGTATTGTGTCAAAAGTTGAGGATCCGTCGGTGGACCATCTTCTTTAACCATTTGCGGATTTGCACCAGCTTCTACTTCCTTAGATGCTTTTTCTTCAGCATTTTGAAAGCTCTTAAAACTTTTTACGTAAGCCATTTTAATCTGCTTTTTTATTATTTATTTGTAAACTTCTTGTGAGCGTCTATAAACTCTCTGTAAGTCAAAGCCTTACCCTTTTTCTCCATTCTAGGATTAGATCCGAATGCGCTGGTGATCCTACTTCCGCTTAAGAACGGAGAATTATTCCAGTGAGTAGGAATCGTCCCAGATGTACCCGAATAGAATGACATTGCATTCGCTCGCTTTGTATCTGGTTCCATGATCCTTTCCGCTGGATCTGGCTCCATAGATATCGCGCCAAATCCTTCAACTAACCTCTTTAACTTCATCTTATTCTTGTGGAAAGTCAAGTTCCTCAGCAGGCTGATCTAATGAAAATTCTGGTGCTTGAGGCTCCATTTGTTTTGAAAAGTTAATGTCAGTATCATCACTAGCATCAATCTCACCGTGTTCTTCTGGAGCTTCTCCAGTAGTCTGATTAAGAATCTGATCCTTATTTAGATCAATAAACTGTTGTAGTCCCATACAAACTAAAGGATTTATGTTATTACAACGATCCATCAATTCCTGAACAGTCAAGTTCATCACATCAGGTTGAGGTAAAGCGGCTGGGCTTTCAGCTTGAGGTTCGTCCTGAAAGCTAAAATCCGGCATCATCTCTTCTGGAGATTGAACTGGTGCAGGCGGAGCCATTTGTGGCATTTGAGGTGCTTGTTGAGGCATAGTCATCGGCATAGATTGAATATCATCAGCTTCGAAAAGTCTCTTGATTGAAGTACGCATAATTTAAAAGTTTATTTTATAGTGTTATTTATTTGGAAACCCATTAATCGTTTTGAGATATAATAAATCATGAAAGAAAAAGACATATCTGCCGCATCCGCTGCTCTAAAAAAGGAACTAACTGATTCTATTCTTAAAAAATTAGATAGCATACGGGAAAATGTCGTCCTTGATATCAACGAAGAGCTAGATGATGTTTTGCTTAATTGGGAGTATTCTCCGATAAATTCTCGTCTTTCTTTTCAAGATCAGTATGATCTTGAAGACGAGGACGACGACTTTTAGGCTTCTTCTTTTTTGGATTTGCACCGTATATTGTCCATCCGTCTGGTCCTTGATTGATTTTTGCAAGATCAAGAAATTCTCTAAAGCTCTCTACTAATCGTATCATATTAATGGTTACTCATTAACGCTCCTCCCAGTGAAGATGCATGGACTGCTAGGTGATTTATGTCCTCTTGATCTAATTTAGTCTTGCGCTTAGTGTAATCTAGGCCAAGAACTCCGATGAATTTGTCATCAATCGTTTTAATGGCAAAAAGATAACCAGATTTACAATTAGATTCTTCAGCAACATACTTAAGACCATATGTCGCGATAGTCTCATCTTTATAATCAGCGATCTCAATAATGTCTCTTTCTAATAATCGATTCATCGATTTTGTGAATAGATTGACCGGTATGTTTTGAAAATTACTTTGAATGGAATTGGTATTTGCTGAGACCGTTTCATATATCACACTAAACTTAGCGATTGATTTTCCAGTAGGATAGAAGTGCCCACCGTTATGAAATTGAGTTATCCATACTCGGTCGGCCTTGAATTCTTCTCGAATCTGATCCATTCTAACTGAGACAAGCTCACCAGTCTTAAGAGCGTCCGTGATTATGTCAGGCTTAGCTCTTTTTTCTAGCCAATTCTTAATTAATATGATTATCACTGGACCCAAAACCCCAGTAATAAACGCGATTACTATTGAATTAAATGATTCCATTAGATGAACTAAAGATTTTATTACATGTTACATCCACAAGACATTCCATATTCGTTAGAAAGTGGAACTTCTCCGCACATTGGACACTCGTCTCCTTCATCATAATTGTGAGCGTGTCCGCCAGT